ATCATATTTAAACATGTTAGCATTTGCGGCTAGAGGAGGTAGGAAGAAGGGATGTACATTTAGTAAAGAACATAAACAATCTTTACGAGTTGCTAAACTACAACCTAAAGAAATAGTAGATTCCGTGAGAGATGATATTGCTAATAATAGTATGAGCTTTAGAGCCATATCTAGAAAGCATAACATATCAACTACATCCGTTTACAATATTAGAGATAGAAAAAACGGGTACTAAAAAAGGGGAGCTGTTAGGCTCCCCTTCTCTTTTATATGTAAAACGTATCACGCTTCTACAATAGTGCCTGTAACTTCGAATGAAGGTGAAGCTTCCATACCTGAAACGGTGATCTCGTAACCATTACGGTCCGAGTATACAGTACCACTGACGGATGTGCCAGCTGACATGTATGCACCTCTTTCAACGCCCACTGAGAAATACTTGTCGTTATTGTCTTTAAACACTACGACCATATTCGTCGCCTGTGCCATCAACAAGATCTGATCTCTTTTTGCTGCTTCCATCTTGTTAAAGACGAGAGTCAACGCTTGATCATATACAACAGTACCGTTCTCTTGTGAAACATTGATTGTTTCAGTGAATGAACTAGTTTGTCTAGGAACTTCAAATTCAAAGAAATCACTTGGCGTCAAAGCTGCGCCACCTACTGTGATTGCGGTAATAGTACCAGCAGTCTCAGTGATAGACTCAACTGCTCCGTTCGCGATAAAGATTTTATCAATACCCGCGTTAGAGTCATTACAATCGAGGGTAAATCCCCCAGTTAAATTTGAACAAGCCATATTCTTTGTGTATTTTTAGGTTTATTCTAGATTACGCTAGATCGTTTGCACCGAAGACATTCACTTGGTGAACTGCAACACCTAATCTCCACTTTGCAGTGAACTTTACAGTGTCCTCTCCTTCGTCGTAGAAGAATCTCATGATTGACATGTCGTCTTCTAGTCCGGTTGCTGCTACGATAAACTCAGCAGGTCCAGCACATACATAGTTAGAACCAGTTAGACCTGAAGTCTTTACAACCTTGATGTTAGCACCAGGAAGATCAAGAGTTCTGCCGTCACCTTGCTCGTAGTGGTAGAAGTTCTGAGCAACTAGTCCTCTACGTAGAGTGTTGAAGTTAGCAGGAGAAACGATCATGATGAGATCATCTCTGTCCTTTACAGACTCGTCGATAGCGTCGAACAAGTCTAACGCCTGGTCTACACAGTTTGCAAGAGTCCAAGCTGCTGCACCTGCAGGAACAGTAGCTCCGTTAGCACCAGTTACCTGATCCTTGATACCAGTTCCAGTTCCGTCACCAGCGATCAAGTATGACTCGTTGTACTTCTTTACACGCTTGATGTAGTAGTCAGCGATTACTTCTTCGAAAGGTACTGATTCTAGGTTAGCTGAAGGAGACATTCTTTGGCTCATCCAGTAGTCACGCAGGTCTTGAGGGCAAAGAGCCATCTTGACTTGCTTGTCACGGATAGTGATATCAACTTGTGAGAAGTCAACGTCTCCTGAAGGGTTCCATCCGCAAGCAAGGTCAGCAACGTTCAAGTCACCGTCCATTAGGTTAATTGCTACAGTACCAGCTGAAAGGCCAGTGCGTAGATCGATCTCTCCCATGAGATCTGTGTTTAATACAGCTTTTGCGATGAGGTCTAATGAATTCTCATCGGTATAGGCTGTTAGGGCTGTTAAATCAAATGCCATATTTTCTATGTGTATTTTTGGTTAAAGTTATTTCTTGTGACGGATATTGACTAGGTTTTCTAGTCTATTAGCCGCAAGGTTTTTTTGTGCTGCAGCGTTATCTGAAAAGGTGTTGCTGACCTTTTTTGCTGCAGGCATATCTGCAACTGAGTTAAACCTTTCGGTTAACCCTGATAATTCTTCTTTGACTTCAGATACTTCTTTCATGTATCCTTTGATTAATTCAGCGATAGCGATTAACATCTCTTCCGAATCCATTTCGACTTTCTCCTCAACTTCTACTTCCTCTTCGAAAGTTTCTTGCTCTTCAGCTTTGTTGAGTTCTTCGCCGCCTTTTTCTTCGACAGATGTGATTTCACCATTCTCACCAACAGTAACCAATAGTCCAGAATTAGTCTCGTGTACGCCAGCTGGAGCGAACGGATCTTCATCTGCTCCTTCTCCTGCACGTACAAAAAGTATTGCTCCTGCTTCTAGCTCGCCTTCAGTGTAAACTTCTGTACCGTCGACTAGAGTAGCCTCGGCAAAGTTTTCAGTGACAACTGGCTCTTCCGCACCTAGCATTACCTTCAATTTAGTAATTACTTGTGTAACGTCCATATTTTCTGAATATATTTAGTTGTTGTGATTTATTCACATATAGAAATATACAAATATGGTCAGATGACAAAACTCAGTCCTGTTTCTTCTTGCCAGCTCTTCTAGTCTCTACAATCCTCACAATATTTAGCACGATACCTGTTGCTATTAACACCATAGTCAGGACAGCATCCCATTGAACAATGGCTGCTCCTGTCGCAGTAATGGTAACACCATTAGCTACTGAGTCTTTTACGTCTGTCATCATAGTTTCTTTGCTACTTCAAGAAAGTTACCAGCGATACTAAAACCGTTTAGTTTTCCTTCTTTGATTTTTTGCCACGTTTCTTCGTTATTGATTTTATAGCTAACGAACCAAGTCCCTTGAGGTACGGTAAAACCCATCGATTTCGATTTATCCATTTCAGGATCGTCAACAATCCAACTTTCGAGGAGGGTATTTTCTGTTGTGATTTCTTCATCGTGATCTATATCTGTATTATTCATCTTGTTATACTCAAAGAACTTCTCAGCAATCTTCATTACAGTCTCCTTTGAGAAATAAACATGGAATGGATTACCCATCTCATCTTGGCGTAGTATTAGTTGTTGTGGTATCATAGCAGGTCCAGAGACAATCATGGCCTCGTCATCCGCTTTAAATTGCATTCTATAACCACCATTAGGTCTTTCAGCCATAGTCGTGCCAAGCTCGCCTGGTGCAGGGCCTTCTGAGACTACAACTGTTCTATAACCGTCTTTGTAGAGTCTAACAGCCTCAAAAAAGTGACGACAATTCGGACCTCCTTTCCAATTGATAATAGCACTTCGACCACTATCGATACCATTGCCTACTGCATTACCCATTTGCTGTAGTTCTTTCTCAGTGTATACTTTACCAAGACGTAGCATTGCTTTACAGAATGGTCTATCAGAAGTAGGACCTGCGTATCTGTATTTGAGTTCTCCTTCCTCTTTCTTGTTTAGTATCTTGCCGACTATATCTAGAGCTTTAACGCCATCTAAAAAGTCAGTCATTGTGCTAAACTGATCTTTAGTACCATCTACATAGACTGTTTCTTTCCAGTCCAATGATTCGCCTAGGGCTTCAGCTAACTGTAGATATGCTTCCATATTTTGCTCATCTCTAATACGAGCTAACTTCTTTTGCGCCCACTCTATACCAGCAGATCCACCCCAGGCATCCCACATTAGTTTACCACAACCTTCGCTATATGGAGTATCACTATTTTGTTTGTGTCTCATAAACGATGCCATACGAGCAATTGTGTCCTCTGTGATGTTTTCGCCCCCTGCTAATTGATTGGCTCTAGCTTTACCAACCGCGGTGCCGCAGTCGCCCCATCCGTTCTCTTCTGCCCAATCAATAGCTCTTTGTGCATTAGCCTTCGCTGCTTCAGGATAGTCATTGTAACTTGCAAATGACTGTGCGTTTTCAATAGGAACGCAGTTAGGAACTAGTCTACCACCTTTAGGTTTGAGGCCTATAGCTTCATAACCAGGTAGACATGCATCTTCTAAACCGTCAAAACAGTCTACGCACTCTTCAGAGAATGCTAAAAAGTCAACTCCTATTGCAGGCTTGTCGACAATGCTCATGATCTCAACTCCGGTATCCCCGAACTCAAGCTCTTCAAAATCTATTAATAACTCTACTATTTTATTCATTTCCTGTTATATTACAACCGTGCAAGGTCATTTATCTTTTTGTTTGCCTCTTGTTGAGACGTCATATCTTCAGCTACTACGAATGCTTTAATAACTGGTTGCCCATTGCCATTACCGCCAGGTCCAACTACATTATCAACATCTTGGCCTTCTGCAGCCTCACCAAGACCTTCATTAGGATCGAATGTAGGTATAGATGGCTGAGTTGGTCCAGGGCCGCCAGCTGAGCCACCATCACCTCCAGGTGCTTGTGTACTCAAGATAGCTTTAACATTTGCAAGACCACCTGCGATAGCTACACCTGCAGCAATCTGTGCTCTAACTATAGAAGTAGGATCACCTGGTATGAGCTGTGAGGTATACGCCTTTTGTGCTCCAACATATGTATCTATCGTAGTCTGCGCAATAGCGGCTGCTTTACCAGCGGCAGTGCCTTCGCCTACAAGTTTACTGATAGCTCCAAGAGCCTGGCTAGCTACATCAAGATTGGCTTCACTAACCTGCTTCTGTAGTGCCTCTTCATAATCAGCTTCGGCTTTCTTTAGTTTCCTCTTTTGGCCACTGTAGAATTCAGTAACTCTGGCCTTCTCAGCCTCAGTAGCATTGAGTGCCTCAAGTTCTGTCTGAGCAGCCAGTTCAGCGGCCTCTAACTCTACAGCCTGTTTCTCAAACTCAT